TTTTACTCACTTCGTTCAAACAAGTTTTTTTTTAATATACTCGCTCTCGCTCAGACAAGTTTATTTTTAATAACCTTCAGCGCCTGCACTGTTTTGAATACGTTTAGTAGTTTGACCTATAACCGGATTAGTTTGAGAAGACGAATTGTTTACACAAATTATACGTTTAGTTCCAGAGGAACCACTATCGTATTCTAAGTGAGCTACCGTATCTTGTAAAATAGTTACTTTACTATCACAAGACCCAATCGTTCCAGAGGAATCTGCTTGGTGTGACGGCACTCCTTCAATTCTAACTACGAATGTGAAGTTTTTATACTTTTTCTGGTAATGTAATGCATGTGTATCGTAGAGGCTTGTATCATAGACGATATTTTTGATAGTATGACTTACAGAGAACTGAGACCCGCAATTGAGGATTTTGCGCACACATTTCACTTGCTTCCACATATCCTTAACCTGTTCTGAATCTGAAAGATACAACATAGGATGATTTAGGGCTGGTACGTCCATCTGGTCTGTTATACCAGTGGTAAAATAGCCTGTTGGAGCGGTTGAGGTATCGGCTTTAGACTCCATAATATAGACTCTACATTCGCAAGGCGTTATGCGGTTATTACGTAGAGTTATAGATGACGAAATAGATTTAAAATGGACTTTCCGTTGAAATAAATCATTTGTCAGGTCCACATTAACTAATGCACCACCTTCAAAATAAGGTACAGCAGTTAGAAATGTTTCCATAATAGGTATACTTGATCCATCAATATTTTGATGATCTGCTTGATTTGCTGAACATTCCGCTGAAAACGGTGTTCTGCTTTTGATGGTTAGATAACCAGTATTCGTTTGAAGATTTCGTTGAATATTCTTCACTTCTTTAGTAATTTGCTTGACCGCTTGAGTATTCTTTACTGCGGTTCGAGAGGGCTTGCCTTTTCTAAAGGATTTTCCTTTGTATGGTTTGAGACTTCGCATCCCCATAGCCAAAGCCGGAGCTGTGATGTTACGAGCGAATCGATACATTGCCTGAGCTTGCTTAGCTGTTCTATAACCACGTTGAGCGCCTCGATAATAGTTTGCATAGGACATTTAATTGTTGTTTGGTATAAGATACCTATAAAAATACTAAATAGATTTTTACGCGATTAAATTTAAGAAAGAAAAACATATATAAGATTATAACATCATATAGTTTTTAAATAATGACAAATATGAATATTGACACAGTTGACACATCGTTAGGTAATACTAATACTAACGATTTAAAGAGTAGAGGTTGGTGTTTTACACTTAATAATTATACTGACACAGAGACACAGCAGATTATTGAATATTGTAAATCAAAGAAATATATCATTGGAAAAGAAATAGGTGCGAATGAAACTCCACACCTTCAAGGGTATATATATAGTAAGAACGCTATTAGATTTAGCACACTAAAAAAAATATGCTCTCGTTGGCATTTAGAGAAAGCCAAAGGTTCTATGGAAGATAATAGAAGATACTGTAGTAAAGACGGTAATTTCGAAACAAATATACCTCCTCCTAAAATGAAAAGAATAGATAGATTACTATCCTTATATAAAGACACTGTCTGGAAAGATTGGCAAAAAGATATCATAGATATTATTGAAGGTCCTATCAATGACAGAACCATTAACTGGTTTTGGGAAGAGACTGGGAATATAGGAAAAAGTTTTTTAACAAAGTATTTATGCCTAAAATATAATGCTATTGTTTGTTCAGGTAAAAAAGCTGATGTTTTTAACCAAGTTTTAGAATGGTTTAAAGATAAAGACGAAGATGAAGATCCTCGCTTGATCCTTGTTGATTGCCCCAGAGAAGATATGAATTACTTCAATTTTGGTGCATTAGAGAGTATTAAGAATGGATTAATCTACTCAGGTAAGTATGAAGGTGGTATTTGTGCATATAAACCGCCACACGTAATATGCTTTGCAAATACTCCACCTAATAAACATACTATGAGTGAAGATAGATGGAATATTAAATATATTGGCTCTAAAGAACCTATTGAAAATGATGAAATCATTCATTTATAATGTTTTAGAACGTGGTTGCTAACGCACCCACTATTTGGAGGGACAAGTTTGCCCACCACTTACTGAAGAGAAATAGAAGTAAACGTTCTATTATAACTCGCTTTCGCTCAGACAAGCTAATTTGTACTAAAAAGAAATTATGATAGAGTTTTTTTTATTTTTTTTTTATTTTACTCACTTCGTTCAAACAAGTTTTTTTTTAATATACTCGCTCTCGCTCAGACAAGTTTATTTTTAATAACCTTCAGCGCCTGCACTGTTTTGAATACGTTTAGTAGTTTGACCTATAAC